TCGAGCGGGTCGATGGTGTTGCCGTCTTTGTCCGTTTGGGTGCTGGGGTCGCGGGGCAAGGCCAAGACTTGGCCCACTTGCGCGGCGATTTCTTCGCCCAGCCGCGTCTCCAGCGCAGCCGCTAACTCACGCGACAGCTTCGCCCGCTGGACGGCGGCTTGCCCGCGCCAGGGTTGGGCCGGTTCGCGGTTGAGCATGAAGTGCAGCACCGACACGGCGGGCCGCCGCGGCGTGCGGTTGCCGCTCGGTCCGAGTATGTCGGCGCGATAGCGCCAGCCCATCGGGTTGTTGCCGCGGCCGTTGACATCCCAAGAGGAAGCCGGTTGCGCGAATAATTGCCCGTCCGCGAAGTCGAGCACGAACAGCGATTCACCGCTCAGCACAAATTCACGCCCGATCAGTTCGAGCATGGATGCTGTACACAACCGCGCCGCCCGGCGACCGCTCACGCGCGCGGACGCAAACGCCCGCCCCCACAGCCCGGCACACGCTTCGGTGACGGCAATGCCGCTATCGACGATACCGCCGACCCCTTCGGCCAGCGCGCGGTTTTCTACCGCTTCAACGATCGCTTGCGAGAGAGCGACCGCCCGGTGCTCGTAGTCGCGGGCCGCGTCCGCGGCAGCCGCGTCACCGCGGTTGAAGGGCCAGAATTTCATGGGGTCTCGGCCAGCGGCATCGCGCGGATTTTCCACGGGTCGACCAACGCCTGGGCGCCGCTCTCGCGGAACGCCACGCCGAAGCGCGTGACGGGTGGGGCGTCATAGAGGTAACCGGCCATGCGTATGATTGCTTCGTTTTCCACTTCTTGCGGCGCACGGTCCGTGTGCGCCCGCACGTACGCAGTGCACGACACGTTCAGCCGCGTGATAATCCGTTGTATCTGCGGGTCCAGCGTGTCGTAGTCGACACCTACGCGGATACCCGCGGCTAGATCTGCATCCCGGAGTTCGGCCATAATCAATCAAAAATGGATTGTGATTTCTACGTCCAGCCGCCCCCGGCGGACGCCCTGGCGCGCGCTGCCCAACCACCGCGCCCATTGATTTTGCAAAAACAGCCCGGCCAGCCGCAGCGCTTCCGCTTCAATATCGGGGCGACAGGCACGGATCGTGCGCCGCAATTGATCGTCCAGATAGGGGCCGAAGTCTTGGCCGTTGCGCGCGGTCTGCAGGTGCCAGTAGCGGACACCGGGGAAGGCGACGGCGACGGTGTTGCGCCGCTGGCGGACGCGGTAGGCTCTACGCATACGGCGCGTGCGGGTAGGGATGTTCCGCACGATCTCGCGTCCGACCGGGCCGCGGCGCGCCAGCTTGCGGGCTAACGTCCGCCGCGCCGTCCGCACGATCTGGCCCTCTAAGCCCCGCGGTGTTTTAGGGATAGCCATTACAGCCATATACGCCGCACTGGGGGGTCGTGCGACTGGATAGAGGTCTCAAGCAAGGCGTGCCGCACTTCGTCGATCTGGGAGCGGGGGAAGGCGGGACAATCCACGATAGCCACGCCCAGCACGGTCGCCCGTCGTATCACGCGGACGTTGCCGGCGTCTTCGCAGTCGACGCTGCGAAACTCCACGGACAACCCGTTGAGGATGCCGCGGCGACACAGTTCGGCCACGTCGCGCCCGTCCGAAGTATCGGGTAGGTCAATCGTAGCCCGCAGCGCCCGTTGCCCAAACTCAAACATCAACCCGCCGTTGGGCCACCGCGCCAGCGGCTTGTCACGGCTATGCTGGCGGTTGGCTAGGACGCCGCGCTCGTACAGCTCCACGCTGTCGCGCTCCCACCGCTCGCGCATGTTGCGCCCGATGGTGGCCGTGTCGCCATACGCCAACAGCACACCCGATATTTGGCCGACCCCGCGCTGGACCGCGCGGAACTCGCACGGTATCAGCGGTTCGGCTGTTAGAAGTTCGTCCATCGCCTACGCCAGCGTCTTGGCCTCAAAAAAGACGAAATTCGCGGCGCGCAGGATGAGGAAATCCCACAGCGTGATAGCCGTCAACCGCACCTGACCAGCGTCGGCTTTGGTATACGGGTCGCGGATCAGTTGCATCCCCGGCCAGATGGCCGCGATGGCCGCGCCGGGCAGGCCGCGCCCGCGGCTGCCGTAGGCGTAGGCGTTGGTGGCCGCAATCGCGCCCGCCTTGACGTGCGTGCTGGAGCTCTGCCGCAGCCCGCTGGCCATTAGGTGGTTATACAAAAATAACCCCGAACCGGCCGAGCTCTCCAAGGCCTTGATTTTTTGCAAGGCCGCGGGCGCCCACTGCACGCGGCAATCGGAAAACGTGGCCGCGTAATCGCCGTCCAAGAGCGTCAAAATCTCGGCGAAGAGGTTGGCGAACGTGGCCGCCGTGTAGTTGGACAATTCTTGGTTCTGCGCGCCCGTCAAGCCTTTCAGTCCGTTGGCGCTGGACAGCCCCGCGTCGCCGTTGATGATGGCGTTATCCATCTGCGCCGACATGGACATGTTCAGATCGGCGCGCAGCCGCGGCTCTAGCTGGGTCAGCCGCGCCACATCCTCCACCTCAAACAGGTAGCCCGCCGTCAGCCGGTGCGGGTCCATGGTGTGGGCCGTGATGCCGGCTGCGACCGTATCCAGCCGCCCCGCGCGGGCGACCGTGTCCGCGGTCGCGCCCGAGCCAAAGACGTGATGCACCCGCTCGCCCGCGGGTACGGATTCAAACGTCACTCCGAGGAAGCGCGCGGCGCTGAGCGGGAACACCCGCTCCAAGAACCGGCCGGGCGTCCGCCCGACATTGACGGCGTTGAGGTCGGTGACCGCGTCCGCGCGCATATAGGTCTCGTCGTCGTCGGCCCGCTGGCCCTCCACCTCTTCGGCGCTCTCCAACAGCATGACGTAGGGCGCTTCGATGACGCCGTCCGCCCGCAAGCCCAACGCTTCGTTCAGCTCGCGCTCGGCGCCGTCGAGGTTGTGGCCGGATAGAGCGGCGGCGATATACCGGCCCAGCCGCGCGCGGTCGCCGATGGCTTGCATCTCGCGGAGTTCGGCGTCTTGTTCGTCGGCGCGTTGCTCGGCTTCGCCGTCCTCGCCGTCGGCGCCGTCGGCGCCGTCGCCGTCGGCGTCGGCCACGAGCGCGGCGCGCAGCTTCGGCTCCAGGTCTTGCACTTCGCGCGTCAATTTGTCGAGCTCGGTATTTTCGTCATCCGATAGCCCGTCGGCGCGATTGGCCTTGTCGAGTAGCTCGTTGATGCGCTGCCGGCATTCCGACTGGCGCACCTGCAAGCGTTGTATTCTGGTCATGCTATTCTCCTTTAGGGTTCGGTGGCTAAGTCGATAGTCCAGTTGTGTCCATACGCCGCTGGATGCGTAGCTGAATAGCCCAGATCGTAAACATACATCATCGTACCGCCTACATCCACCTGCAACGACGCCCCGTCCGCTTGGTCCTGCGTAATAAGGCGCGCCCAAGTATTATTACGCTGCACGGAATTCCCATTGTTTATCCGCATCGATATCCGGGGCGATTGATGCGGCACAAAAGCGGCGAATAGTTGGACCGGGGCGTTTGCAATATGATCGGACGGGCGCACTCTATACGTGTCGCTATTGGATCCTATCTCCAGTGAATCGGTAGTGCTGGCTATCGTAATGACGGGGCTGGCTCCGTAATACGCTCGAGCGCCATCCGCCGAAAAATTCGGGTAATAGTTTTGTGTACCATCAAATCGTACAAACCCAAAAAAGAGTTCGGTATTCGTTTCTTCCGGTGCCGCTTCCTTCGTCACCGCCAAATCGTAGTCTTGCGTGATTTCTCCTGCTTTCGACACGCGAATACGAATGGCGTTTAAGCCCACATTGAACGCAACATCATACTGCCCGGCGTGCGCGGGGTTTTCGGGGATGGCGACGCCGTTGGCGGTCACGGTAAAACTCGCGCCGCTCTCGGCCACCGGCCGCAGCTCCCAGCCCGCAAAATCATTGGGTACGTCCGCGTGTGTGTACGACAAGACCGCGGGGTCAAACACCGGGTCAAGCGTGACCGGGTTGTCGTCATAATCGGTGATCGTCAGCCCGGTCAATTGGGCTACGGGGCGCGTAGAGGTGATGGTGTACACGCCCGCGCCTTCCCCCTCACTAGTCACGCGTATGGTCAACACATTCACGCCGTCATGCAACGGCCATTCGTAGAAGTTGCCCCCGCGCGGGTCTGTCAGCACCTGGCCGGTATCGGTGGTTACCCGCACATTCGATCCGAATTCTCCCTCGATAATCAATCGATATTCGTCCCGGCTCGCATCAAAATTGGGTAGGGTATAGGTGAACGCCGCGGGCGAAAACGCGGGCGTGAAGGGGATGTTTTGTTCGTCGGTGCTGGACGAAAATTCCAAGCGCCGCAGCTGGGCCACCGCCTCGGGCTGGCGCGTGACGGTCACCGTGTAGGTCTGGGTCGTTTCGCCGGGCTTGGTCACCTCAAAGGCAATGACGTTTTGGCCCTCGCTCAACAGGACGAACACGCCAGGTAAGATCGGTACACCGCCCGCGGTAATGCTCACCATCGCCCCACTCTCGGCCGTCGCCGTAGGCGTTACCCCCAGGGTGTCGTGATCTACGGTGGCCGTGTACGCGTACACCAACGGGTCAAACGCGGGCGCAAACTCCAAGCCCTCGTCAAACGTCAGCCCCGTCAATTCGGCCACCGGGGGCAGCCCGTAGCGGACGTTTAGGCGATAGCTGGATGTTGCTTTGCCTTCGGCGGCTACTGTCACCACCACCGTCACAATACCCACCATATAGGGTATGTCGTCACCCGACATAAAGCCCGACTGGTCGATGCCGCCGATTTGCACGGTGACAACGTCCATATCGCTGGCTTTTATCCAGCTCAGGGCCAGCGCCTCGGTCGCGTCGGCCGTGTAGGGTCCGTAGTTGTCGGCCGCGAACTCGGTGGACCCGTCCCACGTCAGCGAAGACAACGTTGCCCGCTCTACATCCGGCGGGCGGTCGATGGTTTGCCAGGCCGCCGGATCGCGAAAACTCTGGCAATTCAATTGCGTGATGCGCCCGCGATCGAGTTCAACCGCGCTCTCAACAATCCAGTATTCGCCGGCGCCGGTCCAATCATCCTTTTCGGAGAGCAGGATGCCCGGCACCCACCGCCCCGGTCGGCCCGCCCGCGTAGTAAACTGCGTCCGGCGGATAGTCGCCGGGGCCGGCAGCGGCGCTTCGTCGTCGTCGCTGGCCTCGCCCAGTACGACCCCTTCGTAATCCAGATCATCGCGGACGCAAAAATCCGAATGCAGCTCAAACGCCCCCTCTGCCGCGGGCGCCAGCAGCAGCGGTATGGTCGAGACCGTGTACGGCCCATCGCGGACGATGGCCCGGAGCCGCTCCATGTGCGCGGCGGGAATGTCGCTAATCAGCCATTGGGATATGGCGCTCAAATACTCAATTGCCCCGACCGCGAAATCTACCGTATGCCCCGACCGCGAAATGATGCGCAGCGTAGCGTGCGGGGCTTGGGTGGCCGGCCATGTCGGGCGGTCGATGATTTGTTGTAAGCGGGGTGAGAGCGGGGCGTTGGGACCAATCACAATATCGAGCAGCCGATCGGCGTCATGCAGGTTGAGATCGCCGATACGTTGCGGTCCCGAATCAATGCTGATTTCGCGCTGGCGCTCGCTCACCAAGATACCGCCGTCCAGCGAGATGGGGTCGATGTCTTGGTACTCCAGCACCATACGGCGGTACACAGCCGACACGTATTCAACCGCGAACTGGGGATTGTCGGGCAGATACCGCAAGCCGGCCGCGGGCAAGCCATCGCGTCGCTTATGGTAAATCAGACGGTCGAACTGCCGGGATGGTATCGCTTGCGTCATAGCGTCCGCAATCTATCGCGCCACGCCCGACCGCGCAATCGCACCTCGCGCGCCGATTTTTGGATATGGCAACCGCGGCAGAGCACCTGCAAATTTTGCGGGCTCCAGAATGCGCCGCCGTCGCGCCAATTTTCGATATGGTCGCATTCCAGTCGCCCCGCCGCCCCGCAGCCGCGGCAGCGGTGGCCGTCGCGGTCGAGCACCCAGCGCCGCAGCTGCCGCCACCGCGGCGACTGGTAGCGTCGCTTCGCGTCGCGGTAGGTGATGGGATTCACGCCAGCACCGCGCGCGGCGCGTCCACGTCCACGCCAAAGGTTAGCTCGGCCAGCCCCGCGGCGATGACCGCGGCTTGCAATACATCGATGCGTCCGCGCGCCCGGCTGCGTTCCAGCGCGGGGTTGCCCGCCGCGTCGCGGCGGATCGAAGATTCCGTAATCGCGCTTTCGAAGAGTAGGCTTTCCTCCATGCGCCACGTTGCCCGAAGTATGGAGCGCTGGAACGCCCGGACATCATGGCTGCCGTCCGCGCCCGCGCTGGCCCCCTGCCCTCGGTAGATCATGGGCCATGTCACGCCCGCCAGCGCCAGCGCTTGCGTCGCCTCGGCCCGGCGGTAGCGGTCCGCCCCCGCGACCAACACTTGCGCCCCGCGCAGTGCCGCGGCGCAATCGCCCAAGAAATCGACAAGAGGCGTCACGCGCCCACCGTAAGTGCGTAGTTCCCCGCGCTCGGCCATGCGGACGTAAAGCCCACCTACCCCGTCCGCTTGGCCGCGTTCGGCCAGCGACGGTAGCGATGGGAACGCGCCGAAGCATTCGGCCCTACCCGTCGCTGGCCAATAGGCGACCAACGCGCACATCGAGCTACTACCGCCCAAGTCGTATCCGACTACACACCCCCCGCGGCGGGCGGGTACCGCGTCCGCATCACAGACACACGCCAGCCAATCACTAAGAGAGCACAGCGGTTCACGCGCCGGATCTTGCGGTTGGTTGAGATCATAGGCCCGAAAGCTCGGTTGGTCCGCTGGCGACGCTAAAGCCCGCCGTGCCATGTCCGACATGTAGCGTTGGGATTTGATGCCGTCCGCGATGCCGGGGTTACTGGCCGCCCAGCCGTGCGGGTCGTCGATGGCCAGAGAGCGGGGCGTTGAGTATTCGTGCCAGCATACCGCCGGATCGTCCGCCCGGTCGCGCATTTCCGCGAACATGGGTCCCAACCCTTGGATGCTGATGCAAATCAAACGCCCGTCGCGCCCGCTTACGGAAGTCAATATTGCGTTCCACAGTTCGCGGCTGGTTTCTTCGAGTAGACCCGCTTCGTCGATAATCGCCACGTCCGCCCCAATAGCATGACCGGTCGCCTTGTCCGACGCCAGAAACTTCACGTATGCGCCGTCGCGCCCGTCCATCCTACCCGGTGTTGGGGTCTGGCGGTCCTCCACTTCCAGCCCGCTGGCTTCGGCGGTCAAGCGCATCGCCAGCCGCAACTCTTTGGCCAGCTCCCCGGTTAGACTACACACAATACCGCGCCAATCCGGTCGGTTGAGCGGACCCACCAAGTAGCCCAAGAGGTACGCCGCGATCAGCCCGCTCTTGCCGTTCTTGCGCGCTACGGACAGCCCGGCTTCGCGGCTTTTTTCGGCATCGCGGAGGAACTCAAATTGCCAGCCCGCTATCCGAAAAGGCTGCCCGCGCATGGGGCCGGATGGCACCACAAGCGTTTCTTCGGCCCATTGGCGCCAGCCGTCCAAGTCGGGCGGGTAGGCTGGCTTTGCGGCGGGCTGGCTGGCTTTGGCCTTCCGCTGGCGCCGCCAGCGGCGCATATAGGA